TCACCAAGATCCGGTTCCACATCTCCCGCTACATGAGCGACCGCAGCGGCGACCCGACGTTCACCGCATCAAAGCTCCTCTGGTGTATCGAGGCAACCCAGGGCGAGGCATAGGTCGCCCTCCGGGGTCTGGCGCTGACGCTGCGCCGCTGATGAGCCCAGCAGGGCGAAACCACAACGAGAGAGGACAACCAATGTCCGGCACCCCCTACACCACCCCGAAGACCATCCGGAGGGTGCGGTCCATCTCACTCTCCGACGACGAGAGCGCCGACCTGGACCGCCTGGCCCGCCTCCTCCGCTGCTCCCGCTCAGAGGCAGTGCGGAGGGCGGTGGAGTCTGCGCTGGCAAGCGACAGGCCCGGGCTGGAGCAGAGCGGCCCTGAGTCGCTTCCCATCGAACAAAACCCAGAAGGAGAACTGACATGAGCGGCTGGATCAAGAACCCTGACTACCGAATCATCAACGGAGACTGCGTGGATATGCTGCGGCAGGTTGAGCCGCACAGCATCGACCTGTCCGTCTTCTCCCCACCATTCTCATCCCTGTACGCATACACGGACGCAGACGCCGACATGGGTAACAGCCGCGAGTCTGATGATGAATTCCTCCTTCACTATGAATTCTTCGCAGACGCCCTGCTGCCCACCATCAAGCCCGGGCGCAATGTCATCATCCATCTCCAGCAGGTGAGCCGGTTCAAGGTCCATCACGGATTCATCGGCCTGTACGACATTCGGGGCGCTGTCGTTCGCATCATGGAGAAGGTGGGATTCCGCTTCTATGGTGAGGTCACCATCGACAAGTGCCCCCAGGCACAGGCCATCCGCACCAAGACGGCATGCCTGACCTTCACGCAGAAGGAGCGGGATGCGGCCGTGTCTCGCCCCGCTCTGTCCGATCACCTGGTCATATTCAAGGCACCTGGCGACAATCGCACGCCGATCAAGAACGATGTCAGCCGCGAGGAGTGGATCTCGTGGGCGCGCCCGCTCTGGCAGGAAGATATCAACCACGACCCCAGCAGCTTCGAGGGGTTGGTGGAGATGATCGATGCTGCCCGAGCTGCGGGCATGACGGCCCCGTTCTGGCGCGACATCAAGGAGACGGACACCCTCAACACCCGCTCGGCAAAGAGCCAGAACGATGAGCGGCATGTCTGCCCGCTCCAGTTGCCTCTGATCCGCCGCTGCGTCCGCATGTGGAGCAACGAGGGGGAGACGATCCTTAGCCCATTCATGGGCGTGGGATCGGAGGGGGTTACCGCGCTCGAATTGCGGCGGCGCTTCGTCGGCATCGAACTGAACCCGCGCTATTTCGGCGTTGCTCGGAAGAACCTCGACAAAGAACTGAAGGCGCGCGGAAAGGCCGGGGGCCTGCTTGGACTCATGGGGGTGATGTAATGGACGTGCGAATCCCCATCCCGCCCACGTCTGAGGGCTATCATACATTCTTGCGGTGCAAGAATCTGTCCTCGTATCGTGTGGAGGGTCGAACCGTCATCACGGATGAGGTCTCGTATCGAGCGGTATTCGGGGGGGAGAAGGAAGAGATCGCCATCGATGGCAAGGCGCCCCACCTTATGCGCTTTCAGAGCGATCTGGTTGAGCGGGCATTGGAGCGGCGTCACTTTGCCATCTTCGCGGACTGTGGGCTGGGCAAGACGCCCATGTCACTGGCATGGGCGCATCATGTGGCTGAGAAGGGAAAGGTGCTCATCCTGGTTCCATTGGCCGTTTTTGGACAGTGGAAGCGGGAGGCGATGCGATTCCACGGAACGAACCTCATCGACCTTCGCGCGGGGGAGAAGTGGACGGACGGCATCGCCCTGCTCAACTGGGAGAGTCGTCGCGACATCGACATGACAGGCGTGGCGGGTATCGTCCTGGATGAATCCAGCATCCTCAAGAACGCGGACGGAGAGACGGCGCGCTGGTTGTGTGACATCGCCGCGGGCCTGCCCTACCGATTGGCCGTCTCTGCCACACCAGCCCCCAACAGTCACTACGAATATGCCACCCATGCCCGATTCCTTGGTAGGGCATCGACGGTCAAGGAGTACGCTGCGCGGTTCTTCAAGAAGGACGGTCCCAATTGGGTGCTGCGCGGTCATGCCATCGACCCGTTCTACAACAACCTCTCGATGTGGGCGTCCTACATCTACAGCCCCCGCTCGCTGGGGTATCAGGAGTCCACGGAGATGCCATCAGAGCCGGACTACCACTATCAGCGTGTGGGTGTTCACGATGGCTTTGTCAGCGACTCTGGGGAGCTCTTCGCGTCCGCATCGATGGGTGCGGATCGTTCCAAAGTGTTCGGGGAGATTCGATGGACGGACGGCCCGCGCATGGATGCCATCTGCCAGCGCGCCAAGGGTGCTCGGATGGTGGTCTGGGTCAAACGCAACCGTGAGGAAGATGCCATTGCCGGGGCACTCCCCGGCAATGTCGGCGTGGTCAATGGATCGATGGCCATCGAGGAGCGAATCGAGGTCATCGATGCCTACCGATCCGGAGAGCTGGATCACCTGGTGAGCAAGCCCTCCGTCATGGGCTGGGGCGTGAACCTGCCCGAATGCAACGAGATGGTGTACAGCGGCTTTGACTACTCATTCGAGTCGTTCTATCAGGCCGTTCGGCGCGCTCATCGATACGGGCGGACGGGACGGCTGAAGGTTCACATTCCCTACACGGACCCGGAGGCACCCGTGTTGACTGCGATCAGGGAGAAGACGGCCCGGTTTAGGACGGACTGCATCGAGATGCAGAGGCGGTTCGAGCGCAATGAGACGACATGAAGCTCTTTCGTGTCGCAGCTGTCCAGTCCGGCCTGCTCGCCGTAGCCGGTAGCCATCACAAATCCCGATAGCTCCACCGCCCGATCCGTTGACCTGTGCTAAAAAGAATGGAGGCGCCCAGCCGATCAAAACGGGGCGCCTCCAGAGGGCAGACAAATGAAGAATAACACAACGCGCCGCGCCGCGTCTACCGGGCCGCTGTGTGCCGGCTGGGAGCCCCTGCCCTCCGAGGTGTGGCACCAGATCACGGACCACCTGCCGATACCTTGGACGATAGAGCAGGCGTCCCACGACCTCCGGGTGATGGCCTCCGAGGTGCGCCTCAACCGGCGCCGGAAGATGCCTGGCCGGGTCACGCTCTCCGCTCGATGGGGCTGGCCCGACCGTCAGGTACGCAGCCTGCTGCGCAACGAGGACTCCTGGAGAGATCCCCGGTTCGCCGACGAGCGTACCACTCGCGTACCAGAGGCGTACCACTCGCGTACCACTCCCGAGCCTGAAACCCAGGTTGAACCGTCCGCCGCGTACCACTCGCGTACCACTCGCGTACCAGAGGTGTCCACGCGCGCGGATCTACACAGTACACAGATCACAGATCACAAGAACACCCCCCTACCCCCCTCAGAGGGGGGATCTGCCCCGGCTGCTGAGCCTGTGAAGAAGCAGCGCCGCACAGCCCTGACCCTGGAGCAGATCGCGGCGGTGGAGATCCCGGCCCCGCTGGCGACCCTCGACGGGTTCGTCCCTCGGTGGATGGACTGGATGCGGGTCCGGCAGCGGGGCCGGGGCAAGTGGTTCGAGGTCCAGCAGGCACACGCCATGCTCGCGAAGTTGGCCGGCTTCCACACCGAGGGCCTCGATGTCCTCGGCGGCCTGGAGACGGCCTACCAGAGCAGCTGGCAGGGGATCGAGCGGCGGTATCTGGAGCGACTCGCGGAGCCTACTGCCGGTGCCCTCACGCTCCTCGACGGCAGCAAGGACGTGTGGACCGGTGCGCGGGCCTGGACGCTGATGATCCGCTCCACCCTCGACGTGCAAAGCATCCACACCCCGGGCATCCGTGACCACTGGCGGATGGCGCCGGACACGCCCGGGCTGGACCTGGCGATCCTGGCCACGCTCCAGGAAGTGACGGAGACCTCCTCGGTGGGCTTCGCCTGGCGCGACCTGCGGACGACGCGCCGTGATGACTGGCAGCGCCGGGACCTGGAGCGGCGGTTCGTCAAGGCATTCCCCGCCCACTGGCGGCGCGCCCAGCAGGAGGTGGCAGCGTGACCGCCCCGAAGGCCCCCACAGAGCTGCACAGCCCCGAAGCAGAGCGCGCCGTCCTCGGAGCTATCATTGGCTCCGATGGTGACCTCCTCCCCGACGTAGACGCCAGCGGACTCCAGGGCCGGGACTTCCACCGCGCCGCCCACCGGCTGCTCTGGGAGCTGCTGCACCAGCGCCAGGACGACGGGCTGAGCCTGGAGCGGATGGCTGTCTACGAGGCGGTGATCCTCACCCAGCGCGCGGAGGACTACGGCGGGATCGGCTATGTCAGCAGCCTGGCTGATGACGCCTCGGTCCTGGTCAGTGACCACATCGCGGTCATCAAGGCATTGGCGACCCTCCGGCGCGTCAGCCAGCTCGGCCCCTGGATCACCCAGCGCGCCCACGCACCGATCAACGGGCGACCCTCCGACCATGTGGCCGGCGTCCTCGATGGGGTGGAGCGGGCCATGGAGCGGCTGGAGTCCGACCGCCCCACCACCGGCCTGTCAATGTCCGACGCCTCCGCCGACCTGCTCTCCCGGCTCGACCGGGACCCCGACGAGCGCCCCAGCTACAGCCCCACCGGCATCGGGGAGCTGGACCGGGTGATCGACGGATTTGGCCCCGGAGAGCTGATCGTCCTGGGCGGTCGCGCCTCGATGGGCAAGAGCGTCGGCGCCGTCTGTGTCACGCTGAACATGGCCATGCAGGGAGACCGGATCGCCTTCGCCTCCCTGGAGATGCCCAGCCAGCAGCAGGCGGACCGCTACGTCTCCCAGCTCTGCGGTGTGCCTTATCGCGACATGGCGCCGAAGGGCCTGGCACGCCTCAGCCAGCGGGACCGCCAGGCCATCCGCGCCGCCCTGCCCGCCTTCTCTGCCCTGCCCATCGACATCCGGGACCAGGATGTCTACACGCTCCGAGAGCTGCGGACCTACGCCCGCCAGCAACAGGCACGCTACCGGCGCACGGAGGCGCCCCTCAAGGGCCTCGTCGTCGATTACATCGGCCTGATGAACCCCGACCCGGGGGAGCGCCAGTCACAGGCTACGACCCGGTGGATCAAGGGGATGAAGCAGTTGGCGAAGGAGCTGGGGATCTGGGTGCTCTGCCTCGCCCAGATCAACCGGGCGGCGGAGGGGCTGTCGGACTCGATTCCCACGATTGCCAACCTTGCAGACTCTACGATGATGGAGAACACCGCCGACATCGTGATCATGACCTATCGCCGGAGCTACTACGACGACGCCGCCCCACCCAACGACGTGGACTGGATTGTGGGGAAGCAGCGCGGTGGACCCCGCAACATCTGGGTCAAACTCCAGTGGGACCCCACCACCGGGCGGCACTTCGACCGCCCCTGGGTGTCGGCTGCTGGAGGTGGGCGATGAGCGCCATCCCCATGGCCCGCCGCCCCCTCTGCCGGGACTGCGCCCGCCACCACCTCTCCACCGGCTGCTGCCTGCTGCGGTTCTGGTCACCGAGGGGAGACACCGACGAGGCGCGCGGTGCTGCCTGGCTGGCCTACCAGCCACAGGACGCCATCGACGCCACCCACGCGCTGGCCGTTGCTGCCTGGGGCTACCAGGAGGGTGACGCTGCGACCTGCCAGGCCCATCGGGTGGCGGAGGTGGCGGAGGTGACCGAGTGACGCCCCACACCCGCCGCACCCTCGTCGCCCTCCTGATGATTGCCCGGCACGCCACCCCCGGCGCCGCCAACCCCATCTCAGGCGCTTCTGCGCTGTCCATCTATGCCGATACCCTGCCCCCTGCCGTGGGAGCGTCTGTAGGGCACCTGCTGGGGCTGCACTGGTATCTGATGCCCCCGGCGCAGATCATCGAGGCCATCGAGGCAGCGTTGCGCGCACAGAATGACCGCCTGGGGCGTTGACCGTCCGTATGCAATCACATACAATCGGGGGGTGAACCCCATCCAGACCCGCCTCCCGCCTGCCACCACCGCCCGCCTGGAGCGGCTGGTCACCCCCGGCGAGACCACCTCTGCCGTGGTCCGCCGGCTCATCGAGGACGCACTGGATCTGCGGGAGGTGCTCTCCCGCTGCACCTGGCGCGCTGCCTCTGCCTCCGCCGGGGTGCTGGTCGTCGAGGGTGCCCCGGACGACCTCAAGGCCCTCCTCCTCCACCTGTCGGACCCGGAGTGACTGTGGACACCCTGCTCATCGAGGCCCCCGAGGCCACCAACCTCCAGATCCGCATCGTGCCGGGCGGTGGGGTGGAGATCTGCTACACCACCCCGGACGGCGCAGAGCACACCATCGACGTGTTCCCGACCGTGGCAAACGCATCCCCGACAATGCAAGATGTCCTCGATCTCATCGGTCCCGTCCTGGGGTGTCGGCTGGAGCACGAGGTCAGTGCCCACGGCACCGCCACCGACCTCGACGACATCACCGCCGCACCGGACGCCCCACGCGCGCCGATGCGCCCGGCGCTGGAGTTCAAGCGATGACCGCCATGGTGGCCGCCCAGGCGTTTGTGGCGGCGGCCGTCCTGGTGCTGCTGGCGGCGACCGTCGCCGGGCTGTGGGAGTTGGTCCG